CGATAAATGACTCGGAAACACAAATCAAGAAAGTAGCGCGGATTTTTCCATTTCGGATTCGAGTGTAAATGTTGAAATGAAAATTGACATATACTGTGGCCGCAACAAATTATTTGTTGCTGGTGAACCAGTAGATGTCATTTGTTTTGAAGGTAAGTATTACGTGATTAGTGGAAGACCCTCTGGCGTTTTTGGACGATATAGGGTTTTGCATCTTGATCATTTGATGCATTATTATGAGTTTCACACCACTGGTTGGTGTGACGCTTTTCGTGCGTACTTTTGGCAATTGCGTGAAAAGACGCTCCAATTCCTTGAAATGGAATTGAGTGCTTCTATTACAGAATTGCTTAAGAGCCGCATTAGTATTGGGAATTTCCATGGTGAATTTGAAAACCATGGTAGATTTTTCACTAGGGTTATAGCAGATCTTGTTCCTGAAATGTCGGATGAGGTGGCTAAGTCTGTCGTATGGTCCATGGACATGGATGACACAGGTCTGTTTTATCCCGCTTGTAACGTGCGTAGTGAATCCAATACTAGTATTTTGTTGCCTCCTAGATTCGCGAATTTGGAGGCACACATGGGTGTGTTAGATCAACCATCATCAGCTGGTGATGTTAAATCTATCACACGACAACAACAATTTGTATTCGCAGATGATAAGGAAGGACATTCAGTCATTATTCCATCAGCTGTGGATGATGTGCGTAGTGCCAAGGATGAAACATTTGCAAAATTTGAGGATTTCTTTTCCAGACCATTGAAGTTAAATGCTTATAATTGGCCTGTTGGAGGAAATCTATTCGCTGATATCAATCCTTGGGATGACTACTTGGAACATCCAGTTATTGTAAATCGTATTAACAATTACAAAATGTTTCGAGGAACACTATGTTTCAAAATTGTTGTTAGTGGTACACCATTCCATTTTGGGCGTGCCATTGCTGCGTATCAACCCCTGCATAGGTATGATGATGTTAATAACTATGCAGCTTTGGACAGAGATACTCTAGTGCGTATAACTAATTTGCCAAAGGTTTTTATTGATCCATCAGATTCCACTGGTGGTTATATGGAAATTCCATTCTTTTATCACAGAGATTCATTGAATATCACTGTGAGAGAGTGGATTAACCTTGGTAATATTTTGATTCGCACTATAAATCCTTTGAAGCATGCAAATGATGGTACAGATGTCGTTACTGTTACCACATTTGCGTGGATGAAGGATGTGGAGTTGTCGGGTATTACTAGTATTGACACAACAGCCTTGCAACCACAGATGGGAGAGATTGATGAAGCCAATAAAGAGGGAGTCATTTCTGGCCCAGCCACAAAAGTGGCTGGTATGGCCGCAGCAATGGGGAAAGTTCCTTATATTGCCCCTTATGCAAATGCAACGGCGGCTGTGGCAACAGGTACAGCAGCTATGGCTAAGCTATTCGGAATGAGTAGACCACCTTTGACCAAAGCACCTGAACCATTGAAGCCAAAGCCATTCTCATCAATGGCACTAACCACAGTGCCAGACGGATCTGAGCGGTTATCTGTAGATGACAAACAAGAAATGTCCATAGATCCAAGGATTTCTGGAACATCAAGTAATGTGGATCCTCTATCCATTGCTAATATTGTGAGTCATGAATCATGGTTTCAAACTTTTACATGGGCTAAGTCAGGAGCTCCCGAAGGCTTTTTATTTAATTGTCGAGTTACACCGATGATCTGGAGAGCTAATGGAGATACTAATTATTTGACAGCTACTGCTTTTGCAGCATTGCCATTTAATTCATGGAGCGGTAGTTTGGAATTTAGGTTTCAAGTTGTATGCTCTAAGATGCACAATGGTAAGTTGCGAATCAATTATGATCCTAACTATGCCTCAGCAAGTGATGCTACGCACAGTCAGTATTTAACTTCGTATTCGAAAATTATTGATTTGAAGCATACATCTGATTGTACAATATCTGTACCTATGGCGCAACCTCAGACATTTAAGGAAATGCTTGTGCCAGGTTTGGATGCAGCAAATGAGGTTCATTCAACAACGCGTTACACAAATGATCCACAGTTTCAACATAATGGTACATTGTCCGTGTGGATTCAGAATGATCTCACAACACCTAATGACTTGGCAAATAATGATGTAGAAGTGAATGTATACGTCAAGGGTGGCCCTGATTTGACATTCAGGGATCCTTCAAATAGATTGGGTTATTTTGCTATTGAACCATTTGGTTTTGGCGCTCAATCTGGGGAATTGCAAGCTCAGTTGGGAGAGATTCACAATGAAGGTGATTTGAAAGAGGACAACGCACCCACACAAGACTCTTGTGTTGATATGACGGCTGGAAACATGCCCGCCCGAGTTGGTGAAGTTTACTATGGTGAAATTATAGATTCGTTCCGACCTTTGTTAAAACGATTCAATCACCACGAGAGAATGTCCACACGCACTACCGGGTTTCTTGAGTGGGAGACATTCTCTCGTAGAACTATCTTTCCAAGATTGAAAGGAC